CAAGCTCTTGAAAGAGTTTGTACTTCCCGTCAATTCAATGTTTACGGGTATATTTTGTATTATTTCCATATTATACGAAAAATAAGAAAATAGAATAAAGCGAAGACAATGAACCCAGGCAACGCCACGACGAACCAGTAAAGCCCGAGTATAGCGTTATGATAGAGTATTTGATTCAATACCGTGAGTATCAGTAGAATATCCATATTTTAGCGATTAAAAACAGTAGGTAAAAACACTCTATACTTTTTTCTAAAAAAGTCAAAAAAAAGAGGCAAGTTTTCACTTGCCTCCCTCCTGAAAAGTTTATCCGCCGATTTTAATCGATAGAACCTTGTTCAAGATATACCCTGCGACCCCGATAAGGAGGAATAGTCCGAGGAATTTCAATACCTCGAATTGACTTCCGACCGCTTGGAGTGATACATCACTCACAGCCGATACATCCGCACTCTCTACGGTAATTCCCGTAGCCGTAAAGATATACGCCATAGCCTGTGTGTATCACAAGGTCATAACAGCTACGGCAATGGCCGTACCTATTTGAAGTCTTGTGCTAATATTGCTCATAAAGAGAGAATATTAAGAAGTAAAAATTTGACAAAAGCAATATGCGGTTATTATTCTCGATTCAATCCATTTTCTCAGTGTTTTTCCTCTCTTAGTTTTTCAGTGTCCGCTTGGCTTGGACGAGAAGACAGTTACGCGGGAGGTATTTCGCACTCATATTGTACAGAGAGTTAATGGATTGAATCGAGAATAATAATCTCGGTTCCCTTTGTCGTTTTCATCTTATCTTTTTTAATTTTTTTGTCAAATTCTTTTTGTATTTGCTTTCTTTTGGCTTTAAATACGCGTTTTCATACTTTTACAAAATCAAAATAAATAAAATTGGTTATATTTTGCCATAGTTTCGGCTTATACAAGCCGTTTCTTGCGTGTAAAAATCCTACGGACTTTTTCCACATAACTTTCCCCGAGCCTATGCGGTAAAGTGTACTTTTGTGTGTCTTTTCTTACCCCCCCTTTATACAGGGGGGGTAAATGGCGAAGTCTTTATGATTTTTTTGAATTTATAACCGCGAAGCGGTTATAAAACGAAAAAACCTGAAACCCACCCTGTATAATTCCATCTTGTATGGATTTTTCCCGAAAAAATCAAAGATTTCTTTCGGGCAATTTTTAAGCAAAAATAAACTCTTTCATCGTCTTTCAAAGGTACTCGGAATGGCTATTTTAAGCCATTTCATCCGAAATTATAGAGACACCCTCCCCGATAGGGGAGGGGACAACGGATATTCATAATATTCCGAGTATTTCTTCCCCTGTCATCCCATCTCCGACGAGTCTTTTGCCATATGTGGCGAAAGTAGCGAGCCACAAGGTTTTTTCCTCGGGAGACTTGAACGAGGAGCCGTATGTATCCATATGCTCCTTCCTTGCCCGTATTTTCTCTATTCTCTCGCGGTATAGGCTATCCTCTTGCTTTCGCTTCTTTACAAAATCATCAAATTTCAAAAAGCCAAAAAATTGATAGTTGTAACGATAGAATTTTTTAATCATTACGGCGAAAATGTAGTTATCGGAAAGGAGTTTGTCCACCGTCCAAAACTTAGCCAAATCCTCCCGTAGTTCTATCTCGAACCGAGTTACATTCTCATATTTCTCATATCACGGATATAGAAACTCTTTGTGTTTCTCGCTCGCATTATCCGCTTGCTTGTCGTATATCCTTATAAGTTGGTATGTATTTTTTTCCCGAGACTTCTCGCCAAAATAAACCGTTTGCGGTTTTCCTTTTTGCTTATCAAAAAAGATTTTTGAAACGGTTTTTTTGTCCGTTACGGACAAAATTCGGTCGTAAATATACGGCACAGAAACATTGATTAAATCAAGGCATACATCGATTCGGGTAAACTTTTCAATCACGAGGTGCAATTGCGAGGTGCAATCTATGAACCACCGCGGTCAATTTCTCAAAATAAGCCCCTGCCCAGAGACTTCAAAGAAGTCCCGAGCGGGTGCATACCTATCGTCGCTCTTTCCACCGATTCCGACGAACGCAATAGCTATACCCGTCGAGTTGTCATATATACGATAGTATCTCTCCCACTTGTCGGATATTCCAGAGAGCAATTCTATCGTTGTTTCCTTGTCGTAAGCTATGAAGTTTGAACCTTCCCCGAGAGTAAAGAGAACCGACGATTTCAGGGCGGATACAACCGCCCTGAAATAATCGATGCCGAAATGTTCTATACCCCTCTTTTTCATTCGTCCCATAAAAAACAGAGTTAAAAATTATTTTTTCATTCACTCCTCTCTCATAATTCATTCTCTTGCATAATAGAATAGAATCCTCTCGCGGTCGGAAATTATTTTTTTAACCTCATCTTTTACAAATTCATCTTCGGTATATTCTCTTCTATGAATGTAAGAGCGATAATCCAGTTCTTTCTTTAAATCTAAAATTTCATAAACAAATTCTACTTCAACATCTTTGTTTGGAATTTTGTAGTTTTCATTTATTTGAATATAACGTTCAAGTCTTTCTTTTTCCTCAACGTCTTTTGGTAATAGAAATTTAAGTTGTTTCATTTGATTTTTGGTTTTAGGTTTAGTTAATTTTCTTCATTCGGTTTAGACATCATTGAACCAATCATAAGCGCAAGATAAATTTTCTCTTTCGCGTTCAAGTCCTTTCGTTGTGAAAGTTCAAGGAGAATGTCGCCTAATATCTTACCTTGTTGAAAGTAGTTCGCAAGTGAATTAACAATTTCGCGTTCGCGCTCGTAAGTCATTTTCAAAGACTCGTATAGTGGTGTGTTTTTCATTTCGTAAATGTATGCTAAATTATTTTATCCGACAACATATTGTCCATAAGTTGGATTGAGTTCGAAATACATTCGCATCATGATTGCGTCGGCAACGTCGGGAGAAATACCTTCGCGGTTCTTGATAACGTCTTTCGGTGTGACTTGCAACTTTCCATCCACGTCTGCGCGATGTCGCTTAATCATCTCCAGTTCACGAATGATTTGTTCCTTCCGTGTGTTTGAAAGAATAGTGAGCTTATTCTCCTCTACATATTGAGCCAATTTATAGTAACACTCGCTTTTCAGATTTTGGTATTGTGGGTGTTTTGGTTTAGATCCGTTGACGAACCCGCGACACTTTAAGAAGTCAACCACTCCACCACCAACACCGTCTTCGTCGCACACTACGTCTTGCAACAAAATTGAGTGCTGTTGACAGGTTAAACGAACTTTGTTCACCACTTCGTCCAACGCTGCTCTATTCAACTCAATTATATCGATGATGGTAAGTCCTTCCCACACAATTATAATCGTTCTATCCTTTCCAAAACGCGCAATGTCGGCTGTTATGTACTTCTTTCCTTCATTGATTACTTCGTTGCGGAACATTCGAAGCAAGTTCTCCGTGTTGAACAATTTGTCGCTATCGTCGTCGAACTCCCAGTTGCCTTCTAAAAGTCTTTTTCTGTCGTATTCGGGAAGTTTCTGTAAGTTCTCAAGATAAGTCTGCGAAATATATGGGTTGTCCGTTGGTAACGCTTGGACAAAGGCGCGGTCGTTTCTCAATTCGCCTTTCAAATTAGCGTAGTAAAAGTCATTATACAACCAACCTTTCGCAGGGTTGCAAGTCATTAAACCCTTCGCCCTGTCATTAATCAATTTGTAACGTACACGGCTTTGCAAGATGTCAATACAACGCTTTGAAACTTCCGCTACTTCATCTACGAAATAGTCTGTAATCTCAATAGAACCAAATCTCTGAAAGTCTGGGTCTGAGGGCATATCTGCCAAGTCCATTAATATCGTTTGGCTTCCGTTGTACCACTTAATAACGTGGTCTTGTCCGTTGTAAGTGTAGTGAACGTTCGGTTTCAATCCGTGCAATGTGCAAAGTTCAAAGAAGGTTTGCATCGTTGACAAGCGTAACTTCTTTAATTCAGCACGACCGATTAAACCCTTTGTCCCTGGGTATTTTAGTCTTCGTTTTATCTGCCAATCGCAACCAAGAAAAGACTTTCCACTAAATACACCGCCACCGTATAAAACCTGCGCAATAGGACTTTCATAAGACAAAAGTTCCAAAGCGTGTTTCTGTTTGTCGTGATAAATTATTTGACGTGCTTCCAAGATTTTTTTAGTATTATATCCTTAATTGTGGCTGCTGCAACTCCGTATTCCTTACCCAACATTTCACGCGTATAAACACGAGGTTTGAATTTCTCGCGTATTTCTACAATGTCCTTTTCAGTAAGTTTAGAAGTTCCAATTTCTTCACCTTTTACAAAGTTGGTACATATCGGTTTCTTAATTCTTCCCGCGTTGTATGAATGCAAAACATTTTCTCTTGGTGTTACCCATTCTAAATTTTCTACGCGGTTATCGTCGCGGTTAAAATTTATGTGATTGACTTGAATTTTGTTTTCATTATTTTCAATCCACGTTTGAGCAACAACCCGATGAATTTTAATTGTTGAGAATTTACCGTTAATTAAAAGCATTGTGCGATAATAACCTTTCGCGTCTTTCGCAGGTTTCATTATTGAAGGTTTGCTTCCGCCTTTGTATCCAGTTGTAAGCAAACGTCCTTCGTTGCTAATCAAATAACGGTTGTTTGTATTTGCAACGTACCGCCACAATTCATTTGGCAGTTCATCAATACAAATGTTTAGTTGTTTAAGTGTGTAATTCATACCACTAATATACGCTTTTATTCTTTGGTGGTAACCTACGAAAGATAAAAGATATTCACAACCCCTGCCGCGCCACCGTATAACAATTGCTCAACTTCACAATCTGTCGCTAAGTAGTTCAAAGCTTCAATCTGACGCGGCAGGTATTCGGGTTTATATGGTTTCATAAAAAACTAAAAATATGTTCAATAATTGGAAGTGTCCAACCGTCACCAAGTAAACAAGCTGCTTGATTTCTTGTTAAAATACTTGTATATCCATCTTTAAAACCTTGTAATCT